GGATTAAAGCAACTACATCTTATGGGGTTACTGGGCCTTCTTCCGCGGCTTCAAACAGCGTAACTCCTGTTGCTAAACCTGTTGTTACTGGCGGAACACTGACATCTGATGCAACTTATTATTACAGAACATTTACATCAAATGGAACATTAGGCGTTACTGCTGCCACTTTGACAGCAGATGTTTCGATAATTGCAGGCGGTGGCAGTGGTGGTAGTTCACAAGATTATTTATGTTGCGGTTATAGAGTTGTAAACATTGGCGGAGGTGGCGGTGCAGGTGGACTTGTTTATTCAACATCTCAATCATTAACTGTTGCTAATTACACCGTGACAATTGGTGCTGGCGGTGGCAATAACACATTATTTACTGGACAAACTACTGCGATAGGTGGCGGTTATGGAGCAAGCAACTGCGCTGGTGGTGCTGGAGGTAGCGGCGGTGGAGGCGGTAATTTTACAATTACAGGTTTTCCTCCTTCTGTAAGTACCACTAACGGTGGTAATGGAACTGCGGGGCAAGGCAATAACGGTGGCAAGTCTTGGACAAATAGAACTGATGCAAAAGGTGGCGGCGGTGGTGGTGCTAGTGCAGTAGGACAAGACGCTGGTTCAGGAAACGCTGGAAATGGCGGAAATGGCTCAGCCGTATTTTTATCTACCTACGCAGGTGGTGGCGGTGGTGGTAACTACAATGGTGGCGGCGGAAGCGCTGGTTCAGGCGGCGGTGGTGCAGGCGGTGCTAATAGTTCAGCAGGTTCAGCAGGTACAGCAAACACTGGCGGAGGCGGTGGTGGTTCAGGTAGACCCGCTACACAAAATACTGGATTAACTGGTGGCGCTGGTGGTAGCGGAGTTGTAATTGTCAGATACACGAAAGTTCAGGTAGATTAAATGGCACATTGGGCAGAAATAGATAAGAACAATGTAGTTTTAAGAGTTCTTGTTGGTTCTAATGATGAACTTGATGAAGGTTATCAATGGTTAATTGACAATCTAGGTGGCCGTTGGATAAAAACTTCATTTAATACATGGGCTAACACTCATTTGCAAGGTGGTACACCCTTGCGCAAAAATTTTGCAAGCCCAGGTTTTACTTATGATGAAAGATTAGACGCTTTTATTCCGCCTCAACCTGCACAAAAAGAAACACGCTTAGGAAAACCAATTGTTTATGATTTAGATGAAGATACTTGCCAATGGCTAAGAAGGGTAATAGAGTCATAGCCTAAAGAAAGAAGGCAACCGATAATGAATAAAATTATTTTTACAGACATTGATAATGAAGAAGGGGTTTTGGCTAAACCAAAACCTGCTACTGAATACATACCGCAATGGTATAAAGATGCTAAACCTTATCTTGGTGAAAAGGGTAAAAAAGCGCCAACAATAAACGGAACGCCGTATGCAACCGTTAAAAAATGTATGCCTGTATGGGATTTAATGACGGCGGGATACATTATTGAAACACCTTATGACATTTACATTAGACAAACACCTGAAGGCCCTTATTTTGAATGGGTTGATAAACAGGCTGTTGCTTTTCAATCTATGGATCAATTTCAAAATCACCCTTACTCACGCGAAATAAATTACGCAGTAAGAATTGTTCACCCCTGGGCAATTACAACTCCTAAAGGTTGGTCAATTTTGGTTTGCGAACCACAACATCATGAACCTGGCCCAATTATTGCCGCTAATGGAATTGTGGACACAGATGAATACCACAGACCTTTCAACATGTTTCTTAAATTACGCGACCCAAATTTTGAAGGAATGATACCTGCGGGAACTCCATTTGTGCAGGTTATACCTTTTAAAAGAGAAAATTGGGTTTCAAAATTAGGTGGACAAAAAGAATTAAAAGAAATAAAAAAGCAAACAGATAAATTTTCTACTGTATTTTTTGATCGCTATAAAAAATTTTGGTGGCAACGCAAGGAATACAAATAATGGCAACTACTTACCGTTACCTTTTTGTTGATCTTTTAAGTAACACAATTATTGGAGAACTTCCTTTAACTGGCGTTGGATTTACTCAACAACTTAATCAACCTGGATCTTTTCAAGGCCACTTGCTTTTGTCAGGTGTAAACGCAGACAAATACAATGTTGAACTTTCAACTATTCCCGCTCACTGCGGGTTGTATGTAGATCGTGATGGCGTTTTGGTATGGGGTGGGGTTATTTGGGGGCGCTCATACAACAGCACTTCACAAACGCTTTCTTTTAGCGCGCAAGAATGGATCTCATACTTTGATCATAGACGCGTTACGCAAGACATTGAATTTACAAATACAGATCAATTGCTTGTAGCCAAAACTCTTATTGAAAATGCTCAAAACGCTACCTATGGTGACATTGGTGTTGGCTATAACAGCGCAGGCCAAACAGTATCAGGCGTGTTAATCAACCGTGTTTATTACAACTATGAATTTAAAAATGTGTTTCAAGCGGTGCAAGATCTTAGCCGTCAGGGTGATGGCTTTGATTTTTCAATTGATGTTGAGTATGACGCAATTACAGATTTACCTGTTAAAAACTTTAACACTTATTACCCGCGAAGTGGCTTGGTTTATTCTTTTGGTGATCCTGATGTTCCTGTATTTACATTTCCCGCAGGCAACATAGTGGAGTATGAATACCCTGAAGATGGTTCAGTTGTAGCCAACACTGTTTACGCATTGGGTGCAGGATCTAATGAAGGCAAATTGATTGCAACAGGGCAAGACACAACAAAACTTGTTGCGGGTTGGGCTTTACTAGAAACTACATCAAATTATTCTGACATTACAGATGTAACAGTTTTACAAGAATTAGCCAACGCGCAATCTTTGGCAACTTCTTATCCACCTGTTGTTCTCAAAGTAGTTGTACCTGCTTATGTAGATCCTGTATTTGGCACTTACCAATTAGGTGATGACGCTCGTATAATTATTACAGATAGCCGTTTTCCTAACACGCTAGATGAGATTTACCGCATTGTTGGTTTAACTGTTCAGCCAGGTGAAGATGGCCCTGAGCGCGTAACATTAACTCTTGCACAAGGAGCAGGAGAAGCGTAATGGCCTACATCAATCAACCAATTGACCTGCAAAGAATGTTTGCAGATTTTAATAACCGCTTAAACAAATTAGAAACCGCGGTGCGCTTTACATTTCCCAATGTAACTTCTGATCCAACTTACCCGCGTATTGGTGATGCTTGGTTAAACATTACAACCAACCAGGCAAAAATAGTAGATAGCACTGGCACTGTTCGCGTCATTACCTGGACATAACAGTTATACTTTTTTACCATGAACGCATTAGATTGGGCGGCTTTAGCCGTCAGTATCATCACCATTTTGGGCGGGTTTGTAGCCGCAGTACGGTGGTTGGTTAAACATTATTTGGCTGAATTAAAGCCTAATGGCGGCACATCATTGCGAGATGAACAGAACCGACAGGGTGACACAATCAAGCGTTTGGAGAGCCGCGTTGATGAAATTTATAGCCTGCTTCTTAATCGTTCTTAGCCTTACAGGGTGCGGGTATCAAGGTTATACGCGCTACCCTTGTCAGGAATTTGTAAACTGGGAAAAGGCAGAATGTAACCCGCCGCAATGTGAAGGGCTAGGACAATGTACAAAGGATTTATTACCTAATGTGGAATTTCAAAATGGCTAGACGCAAATACACACCTGAAGAATTACATGCCCGCTTAATTGTCACAATAGGAATTCTGCTTGCTTTGGTGTTTTCAGGGTCAGTCTTTGCAATGCTGTACGCGTTGGTATTTGTCACGCAACCTATGGCACAAGCCCCAAATGATGCGGCCTTTATTGATCTTATTTCAACTTTAACTGTATTCCTTACAGGTACGCTCTCAGGCATTTTGTCGGCTAATGGACTAAAATCTAAACCAAAGCCACAGGAAGGTAAAGAAGATGAGCCTAAATAAAGTAATAGAATTTTGTGAAGCATCAGTTGGTTACACAGAAAGCACGAACAATGACACCACATTTGGCAAATGGTTTGGCCTAAACAACCAACCCTGGTGTGCAATGTCTGCATCAAAAATGTATTTTGATGCTGGCATGATTGGAACGGTAGCCAATACAAATAAAGGTTTTGCTTCTTGTGATGCCTGGCTAAAGTATCTAACAAAGAACAATCAACTTGTGCCTATCGGTCAGGCAATGCGCGGGGATCTTGTATTTTTTCAATTTGATGAAGATGCTCAGCCTGATCATGTGGGCATTGTTAAGTTCCACCATACCAAACTCAAATACTTACAAGTTTTTGAGGGCAATACATCTTCAGGTAAGGCTGGAAGCCAATCAAACGGTGATGGCTTTTACCTCAAGAAGCGTGACTATAAAACAATCATGGCGGTAGCCCGCCCAAAGGAGTAACAATGAATAAAAAGCACTTAGACATGTTGAAATCAGCAATTCGCCATTTTGCAGTTACCGCTATTGCGCTTTATGCCGCAGGAGTAACTGACATTAAGGCACTTGCTTTTGCTACAGGGGCGGCAGTTGTTGGCCCTGCAATCCGCGGCATTGACAAGACAGATCCCGCATTTGGATTGATTGCAGATCATGTAACCGCTGAGATTGATAAGTTGGCAAAGGCAAGCAAGAAAAAACCTACAAAGAAAACGAAATAGTGAACGGCCCCGCTAACGCGGGGCTTTTTACTTTGCGGTACGATTTCTGCACTAGGAGGCACACGAATGGCGTTGTTTGAAAAATTAGAGGAAGCAAACGAATTGGTAAAACCTAAATGCGCTTATCAATCAATGGTAGATAACATGAACGAAACAGATCGCGCCGCTTTGCAAGTCGCGTGGGAAAAAGGTTATTCACAACGCGTAATACTTAGAGCGCTTAGGGCTGAAGGTTACAAAACAAGCAATGAAGCAATTATGGGGCATAGAACTGGACAGTGTAAATGTCCAAAAAAGTAGAGGAAATTCTTAATAATCGCCAAAATGAATACGGAAGCGCTCGCAAAAATTTTACAACAATAGGCCGCATGTGGGGTGCGCTATTAGACATAGAGGACATTGACCCTGCAATTGTTGCTTTGATGTTTGATGCGGCTAAATCAGTACGCATTGTGGCTAATCCAACCCATGAAGATAGTTGGATAGATAAAGAAGGCTACACACACCACGGCAAGGAGATTGTGTTTACAAATGAGCCTTGAAAAAAGATTACAAGATTTGCCTGAAGGTATTGAGTCGCAAGATGTAAAAGAATTGCGTCAGGTAATTTTGCGGTTGCAGAAACAATTGAAACAATCTAAAGAACGCAGTGAAGATTTGGTAGAAGCAACTCACCGTGGTGCTTATGATGCAATGATTTCATTAGGTGCAGTGCCACCTGTTATTGCGCCACAAAAAGATAAACGCAAAATAAATGCTGAAGTGGCTTTGATCCACACAACGGATTGGCAAGGCTCAAAAGTTACAACCAGTTACAACACTGAAATTATGCGTGGACGAGTTATGCAATTTTCTGAAAAAGTTGTACACCTAACTGATTTGCAACGCCATCATCACCCTGTAAAAGAATGTGTAGTGATGTTTGGCGGTGACATGGTTGAAGGTTTGTTTAATTATCCTGCGCAGTTATGGCAGATAGACGCTTCATTGTTTGGCCAGTTTACAAATGTCTCAAGGCTTTGCGTGGATTTTGTGCGCGAGATGTTAGCCAATTTTGATAAGGTTACAGTAATTGCTGAATGGGGAAATCATGGGCGCATTGGTGGCAAACGCGCAGAAGTTCCAAAATCTGACAATGTGGACAGAATGGTTTATGAAATGAGCCGTCAGATCCTTGCAGGAGAAAAGCGTTTAACCTGGGAAGATTGCCCTGAGGACATTCAAGAAGTTGAGATTGGCAATTACCGCGCGTTGCTTATGCATGGTGATGAACTGGGCCGTTCAGGATTTGCAAGCCCTGCGGCATGGATTGCAGGTGCTAACCGTTGGAAAGCGGGCGCACATGATTACGATTTCCATGACATTTTTCTAGGGCATTACCACCGACATGCACAAGAGCCAATTCAAAAGCACTACAACATTTATTGGACAGGATCAACAGAGTCAGATAACCGTTATGCGCGTGACTCAATGGCCGCTAGTGGCAGACCGTCACAGCGTTTGCATTTTGTAGATCCAATTAAGGGAAGAACAACAGCCCAATACCAGGTGTGGTTGGATTAGTCATCATCATCATCTGCTAATTCAGTAGTTATTAGGCGCATGTTAGATACATCAATGCCGTGTTCTTCTGCTTTATCCATTGCATCTTTGAATGTGGATAAACAGCGGTTGGTTAAATCGCTCACCATGTCGGGATAGGTTGCCTCACTTCCTAATTCCACAACAAGGCCGCCTAAGCGGATTGAGATTTGTGAATAAGCCATGATTTCCTCCTGACCCCTAAGTATGCCATCACCGACACGCCAGGCCCATAAATTACAGGGTTCTTGAATTTGTCGGTGGTTTGGTGTTCAATTTGCGTTACAAGGGCTGGTTAGCCCCTAACAGGAAGGTTACAAATGGCTGGAAATTACGACCCAAATGCTTATGAAACTGTGGCAGAAAGATTACAACGCGCTCACGGTGATCATAAAGACTTACGCATAATCAATCGCATTATTGACATTGTGCGAGATGCAGAAAACCGCCCATTGCAATACATAGTGGAGTCATCTGTTTATTACGGTGAAATTTTAATTGCAGTTGATGTGGCAGAAGAACTTGTTGGTTCATCATTTATCAATAAATCTAATGCTTTAGAAAACGCATCAACAAGTGCGACAGGCAGAAGTTTGAGCCTGGCTGGTTACATGGGTACAGATCCAAACACTAAAAAGCCAGTGCGCCCGACACAACAAGACATGGAAAAATCAAAGCGCGTTGAAGGTGCAACAAAAACCGCACCGCAAGCAAAAGCACCTGCGGTAAAGCGGGAATACACAGAGGAAGAAAAAGCAAGCGCATTTGCTGTTTACAGTTTGATTGAAACTAAAACTAATGAAGAAGAATTAAAATCTGCGTGGACATTAAATGCAGAGTTGCTTGATGTTGTTGTGGAAGGCTTTACTTTGCGTGATCACATTTTGGCGCGTAAGGCGGCTCTTAATGGATAACATGGAATTGCCTTTCAAACCATACGCAGGCACATCAGGTTGGCGCGGATCAGAGGCAAGCCATGACCGCGTGATTGAAGATGATGTAAGCGGAGCAACTGGCAAACGCCAAAAACAAACTTTAGTTGCTTTAGGTGCGGCAGGTATCCGCGGCCTTACCTGGAAAGAACTAGGTGAAATGTTCAATTGGCATGCAGGGCAATCTTCAGGTTGCCTTTCAGTGCTACATCTTGAGGGAATGGTTGCGCGTTTAGCAGATCGCCGTAACCGTTGCTCTATCTATGTTCTTCCCGCATTTGTAAACGGTAGAAACATTACAGAAAGAAAAACAAATTCATGTAAGCATTGTGGAGGTGCGTTATGAGCAACAAAGACAATAAGTTTCAACCTGATGCGGGTTTTGTAGTAGCAGTTCATCAAAACATTTTGGGCATTAGAGCAGTTGCATCAGCGCTTGATGTATTTCCTGAAAAGTTGGCAGAGTCAATGGCAACTATGGGATTTCAATTTATCCCTGATCCGTTTAATCTTTCATCTGATGCAGGCAAGGTAATTGCGTTGCAAAACAAAAAAGAAAACGCAAACATTAGCCTAGTAAAAGAGGAAACAGTTGATGAATGAGCAAGAAAAAGCATTTTGGGTTTGGTGGGAAAAGATTAAACCCAACACAGATCAAACAAGTTTGCGCATGGCATTTGATGCTGGTTATCAAGCCAATAAGGGCGGTGAATAATGTCTGAAATTATTACGCCCGCAATGGTTGAGCAAAAATTACGCGGGCTTTCTAAAGAAGTAGATGAAGCACATAAAGTTTTGGTAGAGGTGGAAACCATTTATCACAGCGTTAAAGCGGACTATGAAATTGCTATGGCAAAATCACGGATTAACCTGGCTACAAAATCTTCACCTACTGGTAAAAACTACACAGTAGGAGAAAGAGAAGATTTGGCTTTGGTTCAAAATGAAGAATTGCACAAAGATCTTGCAATTATTCAAGCCAAAATTTTAGCCTCTCGCGCTAATACTAATAGGCTCAAGATGCAGGTGGACATTGCCCGCTCAGTAGGTACATCAGTGCGCACCAGTATGGATCTCACATGATTACATTTCTTGTTTTTTTATTGGGTATTTTTATTGGCTATTGGCTTTATTTATTCAACATGACTTGGAAACTGTACAAGATCCAAAAAAAATTGGTCAAATTAGAACTAGATCACATGAAAATGATGCAAGATTTACGCGGCCCACAATGGAATGAGGACAATTTATGAAAAAAGCAATTTTAATTTTTCTTTTGCTAGGAAACATTACACCTGCACATGCAAATGAAGTCGGCGGTTGGGTGAAAATAAATGCAAATGGTGGCGTAATCAGCGGAACAATGGTTTGCACTCCTGATGTTTGCGGCGATCCAAACAGCCAATACTCAAAAGACACTTTGTTACCAGGTGAGCGCTATGTGCAGATTACAAAAGCAGATGCAACAGGCAATGTAACAGGCCCAAATGTTTTAGCGGAAACACGGCCTAATCAAACGGTCAGCGCAAAAATAGATCCTGTAACAAATGTTGCTACCGTTACAACAACAACAATTAAACCTTTAGCCCCTAGAGTTACAGTTGTAAAAGAAACAGAAACTACTTATGCGGTAGAACAACCTGTACCAATAACAATTGTAAAAGCACCAGTTATAGAAATTAAAGAACCTGAAACTATTAAAGAAGATCCTGAATTTATTGATTGGCTTATTGCAATTCAAGATTTTTTTCAAAAGTTGTTTACCAATTTTACATGGGCGTGGGATCTATGATTGATCTACAAAACATGGTGGTCAAAACCCTGGTTGCAAATGATAATGCTAGGGCTAGATCACAACAAACAGCCATTGGGCCATCTGCAATTGGTGGGTGTCAGCGCAGGCTTTGGCATGACATAGCGCAAACAACGCCAACAAATGTTGGTGACAAGTTAGGCGCAATCTTAGGCACTTACATTCACACAGGAATTGAAGAAGCAATACGCCGTGAAGATCCATTTGGCGTTCAGTATGAATTAGAAATTGCTGTTGAAGCCAATGGAGTACCTGGCCATGTAGATTGCTACGACAAAATCAGCCACACCGTTATTGATTGGAAAACAATAA